AAATGGCAGAGTCAAGCCCTGCGCACGAGCCGGATGACGGACAGATTAATCTGGAGTTCGACGAAGAAGCGCAAGAGATTGTATTAGACGACGATTCAAAACAAGCTGCAGAAGCGCCAGAGGCGGTTGAAACTGAAAGCGAATCGGTAGACGAGCACGAGCAGTATGGCAAATCGGTGCAAAAACGCATCAATCAGCTTACAAAACGTGCCCGAGAGGCTGAAAGAGAGCGCGAAGAGGCGGTCAAATACGCCCAAGCGATCCAGCAAGAAAACCAGAGCGTAAAGCAGCGACTGCATAGCCTCGATAAAAACTACATCGACGAGTACGGCAATCGTGTTTCTTCGGAGCAACAGCGGGCCAAAGACGAACTTAAAACCGCTATTGAAACCGGGGACACTGATCGTCAACTTGCAGCGCAAGAAAAAATTTCACAACTGGCGGTAGCTGCGGATCGACACGCCCAAGCGCGTGCTCAGAGAGAGGCACAGGCCGCACAATTCGAGCAAGAGGCACAGCAGCCTGTTTATCAGCCTGCGCCCCAAACACAAAGACCAGATCCCAGAGCGGAAGATTGGGCAGAAAACAATTCTTGGTTTGGCCAAGACTCTGCGATGACTTTCGCCGCATTCGGTATTCACAAAGAGTTGATCCAAGAGAAAGGCATGGACGGCACTAGCGACGAATACTATGATGCGTTAGATTCAGCTATGCGAGAGGCGTTTCCTCACAAGTTTTCGGACGGTGAAGAAGTCTCGCAACCACGCCGGACTACACAAACTGTAGCTGGTGTATCTCGTCCGTCGAAAGGCGGGCGCGGCAGAAAGGTTAGACTCTCCCCTAGCCAAGTAACTATTGCCAAACGATTGGGAGTGCCGCTTGAAGAATATGCGAAGTACGTGAAGGAGTAGACATGGTAGATTCAAACGAAAAAGAAATTGAAGCGATCAAGAAAACTTCCCGCGCAAAATCATCGAGGGCTGCGACTGCACAACGCAAGCCGTGGTCCCCTAAGTCAAATTTAGATGCTCCACCCGCGCCTGCGGGGTTCAAACATCGCTGGATACGTGCCGAAACTCGTGGTTTTAATGACACAAGTAACATTAGCGCACGTCTTCGAGAGGGCTACGAGTTAGTCCGACGCGATGAGTACCCTGACTTTGAGGCACCTGCTATTGAATCGGGTAAGTATGAAGGAGTGTTTGGAGTTGGCGGATTGCTTCTAGCTAGGATTCCGTTAGAAACGGTGTCGGAACGAACCGATTACTTCAACAGGAAGCATGCGGATCAAGTCGAAGCCGTTGAAACTGATGTCCTACGAGAGAATGCACATTCAACTATGCGCATTGGCAAACCTGAACGCCAATCGCGTGTTACTTTTGGTGGTCCTCGTAATCAGTAAGGTATTAGGAGACTTTTTATGGCAAATCAGGAAACCGCGTACGGTCTACGTCCAATCGGGCTTGTAGGTAGTGCCGTCAATTCTACTGGTGTAACGAAGTATGAAATTGCTTCTGACAACACCAATGCCATTTTCCAGTATAGCATCGTGATCCCGCTTGCTGCGGGCGTAATCGATCAAGCTGGAGACACTGCAGGCGGCACAACTGCTGCTTTGGGTGTTTTGGTAGGTGTAGAATATGTCGACTCGACTTCGAAGAAGACTGTATTTAGCAACTATTGGCCCGGATCAAACAACGTAAGTGTTGACACTAATTTCCCTGTCAAAGCTTTAGTTGCAGATAATCCGATGCAAACTTTCCAAGTCGCAAGCGACGCTTCACTTACCGATCGTGCTACTGCACTGGCCGGTGTGTTTGCAAACGCAAGCCTTGGTACGTCTGCTCGTACGGGCTCTACTAACACGGGTCGTTCTAACTCGGCTTTGAGTGTTTCATCTATCGCTACAACTGCTACTCTGCCGTTGAAGATCATGGGCCTCGTCGATGACGATGCTAACAGTGACTTCACTGCAGCAGGTATTGGTTTGATTGTACGCATAAATGCACACTACAATTCGACTAACGCTCGATTCGATTCACAAACCACTGCCACCACAACTGGCATCTAAGGTAGGAGAACTTCAATGCCTATTACTCGCGCACAATTAGCGAAAGAGCTTGAACCCGGCCTTAATGCTTTGTTCGGGCTGGAATATGATCGTTACGATCAAGAGCACGCAGAAATCTTCGACGAAGAATCTTCAGACCGCGCGTTTGAAGAAGAAGTCATGCTTTCTGGTTTTGGTACTGCTCCTGTTAAATCAGAAGGCAGCGCAATCTCGTTCGACGACGCGCAGGAAACATATACTGCACGATATACGCACGAGACAATCGCGCTTGCTTTTTCGATCACCGAGGAAGCGGTAGAAGATAATTTGTACGACCGTCTTGCTGCGCGTTACACGCGTGCGCTGGCTCGCTCAATGTCTCAAACCAAGCAAATCCGTGCGGCTACCGTTTTGAACCAAGCATTCAGCACTGCATCACCTATCGGTGACGGTGCGGCGCTATGTTCGGCGGCTCACCCCTCTATCTCTGGTAACCAGACTAACCTTCTCGCTACTGCAGCAGATCTCAATGAGACTTCGCTGGAGCAGATGTTGATCGATATTGCTGGTCTGACCGACGAAAGAGGTCTGAAGATTGCTGTTCGTGGTATGAAATTGATCATACCGAAAGAACTGCAATTCATCGCAGAAAGAGTTCTGAACTCAAATCTGCGACCGGGAACGGCAGATAACGATATCAATGCCAACAAGTCTATGGGTATGCTTCCAGAAGGGGCGGTTGTAAACCACTTCTTGACGGATACAGACGCGTTTTTCATCAAGACAGACGCTCCTAACGGCTTCAAGTTGTTCCAAAGAACCCCCATCAAGACAGCGATGGAAGGCGACTTCGACACAGGCAACATGCGTTTCAAAGCGCGCGAAAGATATTCTTTCGGCGTCAGCGACTGGCGTGCTGTGTTCGGAACACCCGGCGCATAAGCAGATCTTTTCTGCTTTGGAAGGGCGACAATGTCGCCCTTTCTTTTTGCCCGTTTTTTAGTTATCTTTCTCCTATCCTGACAGGCGCATCCCGTGCCTGACTCTAGCCACGACAGGAGAAGAAAATGGCTACAACGACTTTCAACGGCCCAGTTCGTTCTGAAAATGGGTTTCAAATGGTTTCCAAAAACGCCACGACAGGTGCTATCACCGTCACTTCCGGTGACAAAATGGCAGTTGAGGCGACAGGTAGTGCAGGTATTGAAGGCACTGCAGCGGTTTATGTAACCCAAGTAACACGTCTGAAGAGCGACGTAACCACCAACGTCAACATCGTTAAAACATCGATAATGATCGATTTGACCGGTCTAAAAGACGGAGGTACCGCTGGCGATATTATCGGTAAAGATGGCTCTGGCGTTGCCTTCATTGGACAAGTAACCGCCGCTAATCAAGGCACTGTTTTTGGCGTTACGATGACTTGTGTCGAAACCCCTGCGGGCGGTAGCGCAGACATCGATTTGTTCTCTGCAACAGAAGGCACCGGCGTAAACGACACTGCTATTGGCGATTTGACAGAAACACAAATCATCAACTCAGGCTCATTGTCTGCCGGATCTCTTGTAGCAGGTGGTGACATCGCTGCAGATCAGTTTTTGTATCTGGTCAGTCAGGGCACCGGTGACGCGACCTACACTGCTGGCCGTCTTATGATCGAGATACTAGGTTTCGACGCAGCGTCCTAAAGGAGTAACGTATGGCTGATGCAGTAACTACACAAACATTAGTCGATGGTCCTAAATTTGCGGTTCTGAAACTGACCAACATATCTGATGGCACCGGCGAATCGGCTGTAAAAAAGGTCGATGTTTCTGCTCTAGCTACAAGTGCGGATGGTGATACTTGCACAAGTGTCACCATAGACCGCATCTGGTGGCAGTGTATTGGCATGAAAGTGCAGCTTTTGTTCGACGCAGACACAGATGTTTTTATCATTGAGCTCGGTGAAAACCAAAGTGGAGATCACGATTACAGTATCTTTGGCGGTTTGACTAATAACGCAGGCACCGGAAAAACTGGGGACATTATGTTTACCACAGTGGGTGCCAGTTCAGCCGACACGTACACGGTGATCCTTTACATGAGGAAAGGCTTCGATTAATGGCAACGACCAAGGACGTAAAACGTTTACCCTCTGGTCGTTTACAGTATCGGGGCGAAACGTTTTCTGGCTATAACCAGCCAAAACGTTCGCAGGGTAGGTCGAAAAAATCCGTGGTCTTGGCCAAGAAAGGTGATCAAGTGAAGATGGTCCGATTTGGGGACCCCGACATGACGATCAAGAAGAACCAACCCGGACGCCGTAAGAACTTCCGTGCCCGCCACAATTGTGATACGGCAAAGGATAAATTTACGGCTCGATACTGGAGTTGCGACGCATGGTAATGACACGAGGCGCTACGCCTAGAGGTTTGACGTACTATGCCAAAGGCGGTGGGGCATCAAAGAAGAGCAAAGGCAGCAAAATTTGCCCCGAAGGCAAAGCTTGGGCCAAGCGCACCTTTGATACCTACCCGTCTGCTTACGCAAACTTGGCGGCTAGTAAGTATTGTAAAGACCCGAATTATGCCAAAAAAGCAAAAGGTGGGAAGAGAAAGGGCCGATAATGGGCGAGCTTAAAAAATGGCTTGATCAGAAATGGGTTCGTATCAATACCGAAGGTGAAATCGTCGGCGAGTGTGGTAGCTCTGAAAATAAAAAGAACCCAGATCGTTGTTTGCCAGAAAAGAAAGCGCGATCTTTGAGTAAATCAGAGCGTGCGGCTACGGCGCGTAAGAAAAAACGACAAGGGTCGAAAGGTAAAACCGTTGTTGCAAACACACCCAAAGCCAAAGTCACCAAGATGAAGGCGGGTGGGGCTGTGAGAGCGGAGATTGCAAGGGGCTGTGGCGCTGTTATGAGCGACCGCAGGAAGAAAACAAAGTATTTGTGAGGTTGATATGTCTCGAGTGAATCTTGGTATGGGTGGCTTCAAGAAAAAAGCTGCGCCGAAAAAGAAAGCAATGAAAAGCAAAGGCAGCGCGCAAGGGGCTAAAATGAAGTCCAAAGGCGGCGCTATGGGCGGCAAGAAAGAAATGATGCCCGGCGGCATGAAGAACGGCGGCGGCGTGAAGCCCAAAGGCATGAAGAATGGCGGCAAGATGGCTACAAAAGGTTACCGAATGGGCGGCAAGGTCAAAAAGAAAGGTGACAAGGTAGGCGGCAAAATCTGATATGCCATACCTACAATCCAACATCCCGCACTTCAAGTGCTGGGTGCGTCGTGAATACACGAAGAATCACGAGGAGTATCACGGCGAGTTTTTGCACGCTATGGCAATTGCTGTGACAACCATGCCGTGTAGGTGCTTGAGCTTTCAGTTGATCTTTACAGGGATCGAAGCAGAGGGCGAAGAAGAAGACACCGTTCATGGGGGCGCTATGTGGGCTCGCATGCCGATCACAGCTTTGGTAGGGGACGTCCCGTTGGAGGAGTGGCCAGAACCTATGCCGGTTTGGGCGGCCCAACCTTGGGATTGTAGCTCGCATCATCACTCTGTGTACGTGCTTGATAGAGCTACGCCGTGCCCTTGGTTGGCTAAAATCGACGGAGAAATGTATCCCGCGAAGTATTTGTTTACGGTGGACTACACGGAAAGCGAGATCGCGGACGATCCTGCGCAGCATAAGCAAAGTCATGTTTTGCAGTTGTTAGACGCTGGTTCTTGGACGGGCAACATCGTTGCTTTGCCGAATAACCGAGTACGGGTTACTCACCCGGCATGGTTCGAAACGGGCGAAGGGGCTCCAGATTTCAAGCCTTCTGCGCATATACATTATTCGAAAAGCGATTTAGATTACACGCTTGACGTAAATCAAATTTTTGACAACTTGTATAATGACAACGAGCAATAGCAAAGATTTTGAATTAGATGTCGCTGAGTACGTCGAAGAGGCGTTTGAGCGTTGTGGCCTTGAAGTAAGAACGGGTTACGATCTCAAAACCGCGCGTCGTTCGTTAAATTTGTTATTTGCAGATTGGGCCAATCGAGGCTTGAATCAGTGGACCATTGAGCAAACGTCGATCACTTTGGCATCCGGCGTTCGTGACTACCCCGGCGGAACGATCACGATGACGGTCGGTGCATCTACTAGTTTGACCGTTGGCGAGACAATCACGGGCGGTACCAGTGCGGCAACAGCGACAATTACAAGTAAACCCTCGGCTACCACTTTAGCTTTGACCATACCTTCGGGCACGTTCCAAGCGGCAGAGACTATTACCGGGGGCACTAGCGGGGCCACCACTACGGTGAGTGCAGCAGTCGATTTATCGGATGTGCGTAGCACCATCGACATACTTTCTTCCGTCGTTACACGAGATGGGACGGATTTCCAGATTGAGCGTATCAGCCGTTCGAGTTACTTAAACATTCCCGATAAAGACCAAACGGGACGTCCAAACCAGTTCTTCTTGGATAGGCAAATAACCCCGGTTTTACGGGTGTGGCCTACGCCAGACAAGAACACGGACATCATTAAGTTTGATCGCTTGACCCGTATTGACGACGCGGACACGAATACCAACACGGTGGATGTCCCTTTTAGGTTTTATCCGTGTTTGACTGCCGGGTTGGCGTACTACATTTCTATGAAACGTAATCCGGGCATGATGGCGGTTTTGAAGCAG